AAAGCATAGCTTTCTTACGTCCTAATTCGAATTTATGAAATAAATTCGAATTGTGACTACATACCATCTTATTTTTGCAAAGCATAAAAGCAAAAAAAAGAATCTTTGATTCTTAAATAAAAAATAACGTGGTATAGATTTTGAATAAATAACGCATCATTATGCCCATTTTTTTTGTATGTATATATATATATATATATGTTATATTTATTTGCACTTTTAGCAACAATATTATTTTTTACAAAATGCAACAATAATGCTAATGAAAATAAAAAAACTTTAAAACCTTTAGTAAAAGAACTACTTGAAAAATATAATTTTAATCAATATAATTGGATAAAAAATCTAAAAATAAATAAAGATTTAGATGGTATTATGATTGGTTCCGATGTAGCATATGTCCAATTTGCAGATGATAAAGATGTTGAATTATATATGGAAACTGAAGATCCTCAAATTATTAGATTAAATACAAATGATGCATCTAAAGTAATTGAAATGATTAATAATTTAATAAAGAATGATAATAATATTAGTACATATGCTAAAAAGAATTTAGTTAAATTAATTGGTAAAATAGAAAAATATAGAGACTATTATTTTTTAAATAAATATTTAAAATATAAACAAAAATATCTTACAATTTCAAAAAAGTAATTTGAGATCAAATTGATGCATATTTGAGATCAAATTGATGCATATTTGAGATCAAATTGACCATCTGCTCCTGCACGATAGGAATTTGGCCCTTCAGAATATAACCATTGTACACGAAGCCATCCAGGTGTTTCAGTATGTGCTATAACAGTGCCATAGCATAAATCTGAATGTAGTGTTAATGCTTTAAGACGATGTTGATTTTGCCATCCCCAATTTTGACCAATTGTGACACGTGCACCAATAACATTAATGTCATCGGCATTAACATTTTTGCCAATACGACTTGCAGTCACAGCGGCTGCTGCTGCTGTAGCAGCTACAGTCGTTGTAGCAGCTGCTGCAGTAGCAGGTCGTAATGGTACATATATGCTTGTCGCACAATCTTCACACCAATCATGATCGCATACTCCTTCCATGCATCGATATCCACCAAGACGACCATCTCGTGGAAGAATCTTTTGTTTGCAAATATCACAAATATGGTTTGCAGGCATTGTATTTGTCCATGTCATTGGATGATGATGAATAACTAAATTAGTAACTGTTTTCTTGAACAATTTATATTCAGTGATCATTTTATCAGCTGCACGATTTGCAGCAGTAAGTTGTTCTACATAGACTTTGGACGTTTGTTTATCGTGTTTATGATGTTCAAGTAATGCAGCATAATGAGCATCAGCTGATGTCTTATTATGTTGTTCAACTTGAGATCTTTGTAATAAAGCTCCACATCCTAAGTACGTACAAGTAACAGGTGCAAATGCACAGGATTGTGCATGAACAGCTTCTTGATCCCGAGTAAATGTTTCTGTGCAATCCTCATTAGGGCATGAAATAATCATTTTAGGACATAATGTCGCTTTATGTGTTTCCAGATGATCAAAACAAAGTCCTTCACGACATAAGTCACAAGTAATAGGACGTTTAGGACATACACTTTCATGCGTGTCACGATCTTTACATAAAAATTTTTTATGACACGAAGAAAAGCGACATGACATAGTATTGTATTCACATGCTTTTACATGATCTTTCATTTTATGTAATTGAGAAGTTTCAGTACAACCATCATCTGAGTTTGGACAATGAACTAATAAGAGGTTAATTTCACGTCTCCTATCAATGTTTTTTACAATTTCGTCGTATTTGCATCTGCATTCAGGACATGTTGTTTTAGTTTTAGTCGATTCAACAATACATTTTTTGCAAAATGAATGAGCGCAATCAGTTCGTTCAGGATCCTTTGAATCACTTAGGACTGAACATTCTTCTGCTATATTTCTGCAAATACTGCATATTAATTTTTCTAATTTTTCTTTTGTTTGTTCCTTATTGACAACAAATAAGTCAAAATCATAAAGATCTTTGGGTTCAAAAGAAGAATGAGCAGCAGAAGCCATTGCTTGAAAGTAATAATATTTTTATTATAATAGTATTATTGTATTAAAATTTCAATTTTTTTTAAGAATTTTTGATTCTTAAAAAAAATTATGTAGACTAAATTAAAGTAGTTATATTTTTAATTTTTATATAAAATTCAATAAGTCATTTAAATCTTGTAACCATAATTGTTTATTATTCAATAAATCTAAATTTTTATATTCATTCTTAATTTCTTTTAATTTTTTCTCTAATCTTTCTAAACTTATTTTAGTTAATTGTTTAAAAGTCATATTTAATAAATAATCATAACTATTATCTACTTTTGTTATCTTATTAGTCTGTAAATATTTATCTATTGCATCATCTTCTAATTTAAATATTTTTCCATTATCTTTTATAACTAATTCTATAAACTTAATCTGATTTGATATGTATGAAGTCTCTTCTTTTAATTTACCTAATAATAACTCTTTTCTTTTATCATAATATGTTAATCTCCATTCATAAAATGTATCTATTATTTCTTCAGCGTTATTAAAAGATTGTATTTTATAATCCATACTATATAAATTCATATTACTCTGTTTTAATGTTTTATATAAATGTAAATATTTATATAAATTATTTAAATTATTAGCATCTACCGTATCTAACATGTTTTTAATTTTATCTTTATTCTCAGGATTAAATGTTAATACGAATTTAACTTCAACATCAGAACTCATATTACTATATGATTTGAATAACTTGTCTTTATCTTCATATATTAACATTTCTAAAAATTCCTTATAATCGTTTGTCCATAACTTTACTGGTAATTCTGTTATTATTAATTCATTCTTATTATCTAAAAGTTCTATATTACCAGATGAAATAAAAGTCAAATCATCTAATTCTATAATTGATCCTTTAAAATTTTTATAATATGGTATTAATTTATCCTTATTTTTAATATTATTTAATTTATTCATTAAATATTTTATTATATCCTTTGCATTATAATTTGGAATATAAGTAGAAAATCCTGTACCAATACCTTCAGAACCATTTACTAGTACCATAGGAATAATAGGTAAATAAAATTTAGGTTCAATTTCTGTTCCATCATCATCTAAATATTCTAATAATTCTAAATCTTGTTTAATGAAAATTTTATTAGTATATTTTTCTAAATATGTAAATATATAACGAGCAGATGAGTGATCTTTACCACCCATTAAACGAGTTCCTAATTGACCTTGAGGTACTAATAAATTTAAATTATTAGATCCAACAAAATTTTGCGCCATATTTATAACTGTTCCAACTAATGATTGTTCTCCATGATGATATGCAGAAACTTCTGCAATATATGCTGCTAATTGAGCAATCTTCATTTCATTCACAAGATTTCTTTTGAAGCATCCATATAATACTTTTCTTTGACTAGGTTTTAAACCATCACTTAATGATGGTATAGATCTAATATTATCATAATTAGAAAAATGTATTAATTCTTGATTAACAAATTGTTTAATTGTTATAGTTTGCGGTGGTTCTAGTTCTAAAATAATATTAGGATCATATTTATTTAACCACGATTTTCTATCATTAACTTTATCTTTTGCAAATGCTAATAATATATCATCTCTATTATTTTTATTTAATACACTTATAGTATTCTTTTCTAAATTTTTAAAATACGTTCCTGCTTCTAATGATGTTGATGTACCTAAACCTTTATAATATTTAACTTTCCAATTCTTATTTTTATTATTTAGTAACCAATTCTTATAAGATCTTAAATTAGAAAAATCTAAAGTTTCATTATTATATGTCGCCTTAACTAATGGTGTTACTAAAATCTTTATAAAACCTTCAATCTCTAATAATGAAGGAAAAAAATAATCAATAAAATTTAATATTAAACCTTTGATATGCGAACCATCTTCATCTGCATCTGTCATTATCATTATGGATCCATATCTTAATTCATTTATATTATCTTTTGTATAATTAAAATTACTTTTTAATCCTAATATTTTTTTAATATCAGATATTTCTTGATTAGAATTTATTTGTGATGTTGATGCTTCTCGAACATTTAATAGTTTACCACGAAGAGGATATACGCCAAATATATTACGACCATCTTTAAGAGCGGATATACCAGATATAGCAGTTGCTTTAGCAGAATCACCTTCTGTTAATATTAATGTACATTGTATAGATTTTTTTGTTCCAGCATAATTTGCATCTTCTAATTTAGGTAAATTTTTAATTTTTGATTTCTTTGACCCATCAAATTTTGATAATATTTTTTGATTACTTAATGATATTACTTGTTTTAATTTATCAATTATATCAGATTCTTTTAGTTCTTTAAAAAAAGAATCAGGAATAGAACATGTAAACCCGAACTTACTAGGTGGAGTATTTAATTCTTCTTTAGTTTGAGAATTAAAAGTTGGATTTATAATAGATACTTTAATACAAAGTGTTAAATAATCATTCAATAGTTTTTTTGTTAAATCTTTACTAACTATCTTTTGTAATTTTTCTAATAACATATCTAAAATATAATCAACATGTTTTCCACCTCTATTAGTATTTATACCATTAACAAAAGATATATGAATTCCAGAATCAATACTTTTATTATTATTAAATCTTAATGCAATTCGCCACAAATCATTTTTAATACATTTTGTATTAAACCAATATTCTTCATTACTTTCATAATACTTTAAATAATTAGTAAAATCACTATCATCTAATTTAGTATCTTGTAAATAAATAGTAACATCTTTTCTTACTAATCCAATTAAATCAATTGCTCTCCTTTTTAATAATAATATCATATCATTTGAAAATTTGTTTGTTTTAAATTTTTCAAAATCAGGTTTAATAGTTATTTTTACACCACCTTCATTTTTATTCTTTACAATTTTAGGTTTTGATATTTTTGATAAATTATCTGAAAATGTTTGACTATAATATAATTCTCTTTTCTTATCCCATACTTCTAATAAAAATTCTTTTGAAAATATTGCACTTAATTTTGCTCCTAAACCATGAGTACCACCTGTAACTCTTTCTTCAGTATCATCATAATTTGTTGATGTTAATAAATTAGCAAAGATTAATTCAGGTATATATATTTTATGAATAGGATGTAATGCAACATCTATACCTAATCCATCATTATAAATAGTAAAATCATTTTCTGTTATATTTATTTTTATTTCAGATAATGTTTTATCACGGATACTTTGGTCATATGCATTAACAATAAGTTCATCGACAATTTTATATAAACCAGGAGACCATGATATTTTTTCATATATAATAGAATTTTTCTTATATATAAATTGTTTTTCTTCTCTAAAATCTAAATCACCTACATACATACCTGGTTTTTTAAGAACATGCTCAATAGGTGATAATTTCACATATGATTTTTCTAAATCTGTCATTAATAATTTAATTTAGAAATTATTATAATAATATATAATATATATTATTATAATGAGTAAAAACAGATTATATAAACAAGTTAAAAAACAAATGAAACTTCAAGGTATTGAAATTCCTAAAGAATTAATATCCTTAAGAAAAGCATATAATAGTACTGAAATAAAACAAATAGTTGCTTATAATGATTTTAGACAATA